CATTTACAAGCCGGTCTACTGAGGAGTTGAAATCGCCATTACTTTGAAAAGTAAAGGTCTGAATGACTTTGGCAAAAAGCTCAGAGGCTCCGGCGACTTGATCAATGTAGCAGTTTTCGCGGTTAATGTCACCCGAAAGAAGCTCAGTTGGATCAGGAGTTTTGACAAATGAGCCAGCCAGAAACTCGGTATCGTCTTTTAGAATTTGGACAGCTGTAGAGGTAGAGGACACCAAGCCTTCACTCTGAGCGGTTCCCAAAGTAGTGGTGTTAGCTGTGACAGTAAACTCCTTGGTTACCACATAAGCTGGGAAGCCGGGGCGATACTCCTGAGGAACGTCTGCAGGAAAAGACGGGACAAACACATTAAACTGCGTGTCAGTCTGCTCGTATTTGATTATTTGCGGATCGTATGCTCCGTCATCGTTTAAAGGAGAATAGGTAAGTCCCTCGTCCCAAGTTGTGTAAGTCTTAGCTTCCGACAAAAGACCACGCTCTATGAGTTGAGCCGCTGTGAGAACTAATCGGAAAGTAAAGGGTGCCAGAACTACGTGAAGAGCTCCTTGATCTCCAACACTAACGACGTCTCCGGTATTGTATTCGCCGGCAGAAAGAGTTCTAATGACCTCAACTTGAAGGTCACCGGTATTGACAAAATAGGTTTTGTCGCTAAGCTCAGGAGTAAAGTCCTCAAGAGCCTCATAATAGGTGTTGAAGGTGTTGCCTTGCTCGATAACCAGGTCGCCTTGCTGAATGGTGTTCCCGCTCTTGAAAGGTTGAGGCTGAACTAACCCAAAGTTAGAGATAGAAACATCAACTGGAGGAACGTATGCTTTGATGGAAGCAATGTCTGGGTCAAGATACTGATTGGTGGTTCCAAGGGTCAGAGGGAACGTTGTACCAAGAGCACTCTCAACGTCAGTAACGGACTGGTCATAAGACGTCGGGAACACTGCATTCGGCTGCATTAGCGCGAAGAGGTTGTTCCGGACTATCTTACTAAAGTTCGCCAGGTTTTGGGCGTACGGCTTACCGGGATCATATAAGAGTTCAATCTTGAAGTCAGCATCGTTGACCTCCATTGGATAAACGTAACCAATGAATTCTACAGGAAGGCTCCACCGAATGAGGTTTGTAAGAGCACCTTGCTGAGCAGTAGTGATAGGGGTCCCGTCGGGATTCAGAACGAAGAATGAAACGGCAGGAGCAGAGACCACATAGTCCTCTGCGTAACGATAAGTCTCGCGCTCGCTGCGGCGAGGAAGAACCGTGGTTGCTGCGCCGGGTCCCAGAGCATCGCTGAAAAAGTCTTGCCAGTCCTCAGCCGAAACGGGATTACGACGACGAATAAGGCTGAAGAAGCGTTCCTTAACTTCGGAAAGAAGCTCAGGATCTTGACCGCCAGCGGCAGCGTCAGCATTAGTAACTGACTTGACACCAGCCAAGGAAGTCAGAGTCCTGGTGATAGTGCCAGGTCCAACGTTAGCCAAACTAGACCGAAGAGCAGAAATGCAACTGACCGTTCCTTGGCTTTGTCCAGCAGGAATCGTTAAGCGCTCAGTTGTAATAAACACTATTTGCTCACCGCCAGTGAGGTTAGCGTCGGTCCCTACCTGATAGCCTGGAAAGACGTCGAACTGGTCGTCTCTAGGATCGATGGTGAAGGTAACACCAACTAACGCTCCAGCTCCTGTGCGTCTCTGCGCACCAAGAAAAGGCCCAATCCATTCGACTAAGACGGACTCTGGGAATTGATTGGCAAACTGTAGGAACTCTGCTTGGGCAAAAGCCTGACCCTCGAGAAGGGCAACTATTGGAGATCCTGAGGAAAAATCGTTTAGGGTAGCATTAGACGCTTCGTAAACGCGTCTTGCAGCCGCTTGTACTAGCTCGGCCTCATTTCTTGGGTCGAGCTCTACGTTGGGTAACGGAGAGTAACTCGGCATTAGAAGGAGCCTTCGTCAATGACAGGAAAGTTTGTAATTTGCTCGACAAGAACGGACTTAGTGAGAATATCCTCATCGCTTAAGTTAGCGTACTTAAGGGCAAAGGACTGACCAGCACCTCCTTGGTTAAACTTGGCAACTGTTAGCCAAGACTTGGGAGCGTTGTCGGGGTTAGTGTTTGTAGAGTCACCAAACGCAACAAATCCCATAAAGCTCTTACGGCCTGTGATGGGAGTGCCGCCAAAAGTTTGGTCGGTGTTTGTCGTTACAAAAATGTTGTCGAGGCCCTCGGTGCCACCACGCTGGATGTCGCCAAGGTTGATGGGAGGGTAGTGCCAGTCAGCGTCTTGGCCGTCAAAGTAGATTTCACGAGCGCCGTTTAGCCACTTGCTCGTTACAATCACCCCTGGTCCGAAAGTTGTCTTCATTTACGTGAGATGTGTGGCATTTAGTTCAGTTTTACCCTTGCACGTCTAAGCCTGCCAACTCAGCATCTTCTCTTAGTTCGCTTAGGGAAATGTTGTCAAGATGGACGTCACCGCTTAGGATGACATCCCAGTAGTCGTCCTCGAAATGCGTCTGTAACCACAGTACGCCGTGGATCGAATTAGGAATGAGAAAGCCGTCACGAAAAATGATGTCAGCCACCAAGTTCGAGTTGCCGGATGAGTCGCGCAATTTGCTTTTGGTCGGTTCCTTGAGGTGCGTTGTTTAGACAGATAAGCAAACACTCTTCGTCTGAGATCGGAAGTCGCTGGGACCACCCATCTTTGTCGAAGTACCAACCGGGCTCGGGAGTGCGTTCGCTCATGACGTTAAAGCTGTTTGTCTATTATAATAAAAAAGCCCCACCGGTGAACCGGCAGGGCTAGAGTGATGAGTGGAATCGGATCAACCGTAATTCCAGTCGTTCACGGTGAAGACGAGTTCGATAGTTCCAACGTCGCCACTCTCGCGGTCCATCTCAGCGACGGTCAGCTGCTGGAGCTGACAACCGTAAAGTTGGTAAGGAGTGGAGTTAGAGTCATCGCCATTACAGGTAGTAGGCTGAATGGTGATAGAAATAAACTCGCAGTTGTAGTCGGCCCAGATTTGCTCGATAGTGTGAGCAAAAGAGGGGTCGTACGGTGCGGACAGAGTTACGTCGTCGCAAGAACGGGGACCCACTACTTTGTAGATGCGGTTCCCAGTGCCGTTTGCGTACTGTCCTGATTCAGCAGTGTCAATGACTCCGCTGAAGGTCGTCCAAATCGTTTCCATCCCAGAGATGGTTACGATAAAACTAGACTTTGGAATAGGTGTAATGACTGGCATAGGGATTCCTCCTTAGGGTAAATAAAGTGGAATCAGTTCAGCACATCAGCGATGAAGAAGCCAGAACCATAGGCGCCAGAGGCTCCCAAACCGGTCACGTTCACAGCGCGCTCGACGGTGATCTCAGCGCGGACAACGCGACGCTCACGGATGTAGTACTCAGGACGGACAGCAGGGGTGCCGGTCAGCTGGTAAGTGTAAGCGAAGGCAGGGGTAGCGGCGGAAGCACCACCAGCAGGCATCACGCTATCAGAAGCGCTCAGCGGGCTGTAGAACAAGAGGATGCCGTTCTCGGGGAACACGGGGCTCAGAGTGCCGTCATCTTCCAGCTTGCGACCTTCAGCAACGCGGATGCCACGCTCAAGACCGAAGTAGCGAGCGATCACATCGGTGTCGATGGAGTCAGCAGTGGTGAACTGGATGCGGTCGACGATGGCTTCGGTGGTCAGCAGACGGTCGAAGACAGCGGAACCGATAACAGCGGAGTTCGGGCGAACGCCGATGTGGTTGGCCACCATGCGCTTCATGGAAAGCACGTCGGTGATCGGGTTGGCAGTGGTGGCGGACCACTCAGCAGGGCCGGTGGGGACGGGGTTAGCCAGACCAGCGGCAGCAGCAGCGAACAGGGTCCAGGTGTCGTAAGCGAGTGCGGTGTTTGCAGCGGTAGCGGCTTCGTAGTTGCCGGTAACGCCAACGGCGTCGGACACGGTGACTTCGTAAGCGTTCATCAAACGGGACATCGCGTTGCGAGTCTCGATAGCGCGGAGGTCCACCTGGGCGGGGCCTTCACCAGCGTTCTCGATCACTTCCTCAGGAAGTTCCCAGGCAACCACTTCCTGCTCCAGTGCATAAGGATCGCTGTCAAAGCGGCTCTGCACGGCAGGGATGTTGGCGCCATAGGCACGACGATAGTCGTTAACGGCAAATGCTTCCTTACCGAACCGCAGGGTGCGGCCGGCGCGGGTGGGGGTGTCCACCACAGGAGCGATAAAGTTTGCAATGTTGGTCTCGGGCAGCATGTAGCCCTGAGCCAACGTAGTCAGGATGGGATCGACACTTGCGTAAGTGTCACGGAGATTCATCATTGGCCTTCAAGGTCCTCTTCTTATGGAAGATAGACAGGGTAGCTTGGGCTTACGCAACAGCTGCAGCCAAGTTTTCCCTGAAGTGTTATAGGTTTACAGTTTATCAGGCGAAGCTGACGAGAGCGAAGCTGGTGCCACCGATGGTGACAAGCTGACGCACTTGGGGAGCGGTGCCGTTCACGGTCACAGCGGAGCCGCCAGTGGCAGCTTGGCCAGTTGCATTAACGGTCAGAGCGTCGCCAATGGCCACTGCATTACCAGCGTCCATAGCAACGAGAAGCAAGCCAGAAGTTGCCACGGTGCCGAGGCGGAGAAGATCGGTAGCAAAGCCGGAAGTAGCCAGGTTGAACTCCTGCTGGAGCACGCCCATGACTTCGCCGGGAGCGGCGATCACGTTAGTGATAGAGGTGGGATCGGTGCCAGCGCCGGAATCGGCAACGACACTGAATTGAGGGATTGCCAGGTTGTCAGCAACCAAGGCGGTTTCGGCAAAGCGAATGTATTGCTTGCCGTACTGCGGTCCTGCAGCCATGTTTTTATACGGGGTTGAGGTTTAGGCCCTCTAAAAGGGAGGGTTCAACGAAGCCTGTTAAGGCTCACAATAGGTTTTACCCCTACCTGTACTCCATTGAGCAACGGCACCGGTCATGACACCGACAACGTTCGCCTGGGACAGGTAAAGATCCTATGGGTTGCCAACCTAAAGAGTCGTAACCAATGCAGTCTTCGCAGCATTTCTTGTCGAGGTATGCACGACGACGCATCTGCTTCATGCCCGTTCTGGACATGCGCTCCATCTCCCCGTAGGAGTACCACGAATAGACGGGAGTTACAAGGTAACGGCTTAGGCGTTCTTCCACTCCATTCCATGTGGCTGGAGTAGACTTACCTTCGGTTGGAACCATGAGGCGGGTGGGCATCTCATCAAGCACATCTTGAACCAACTCATCGTTGGAGTAGATAGCCTTCCTTGCTCCCTTTGACGGGGAGAAGGCGAGCCCTTCAAGTTCTCCTTCGTCTGACCCACCATAGGTGAGGCGACCGGAGTTAAGAGAGCTTTTGATGCTCTCGTGGAACTGCCACAAATACGGAAGAGCCCGCATTGAAGCAGCGAAAGTTTGGTCTTTGAGCTTGGTTCGTGTCTCATCGCCAAGCATGACTCCAGAGAGCGCACTGACGATCGTACCGTCAGCGCTTGCTCTTTGGAACTCGTCGAAACGCATGCGTCCTTTCTCGAGGCGGGTGGCCAAGGCGTGGTTGCGCTTGGCCATTTCACCTTCGACTTTCTCAATTGAATTGAACTCAAAGACCATGTCGTCGGCCATCTCCTCGAAGCGCGGTTTGCGCTTGGTGGCTTGGCCAACGTAGGTCAGGAGTTCCATCACTCAACAGAGAACAGGGTTTGCTTGAGAGCTTCAGCGTAGGACATTCCGTCTTCTTTGCTCATTTTGAGGGCTTTCTCGTGGGGATCCAGCTCCTCGAAAGGAATAGCATCAGCGGCCTTACCGCCGGCGACTTCGGAAAATTCGACTTGGCTGGGGAGAGCAGCAAGCAGGTCCATCAGCTTAGTGGCTGCGGACTCACCTTCAGCGAACTGAAGAGTGCCGGCTTCGAGACCTTCCATGTAGTCGACAAGCTCAGCTTGGTCGATCACTGCGGGAGTCAGTTTGCCATGAGCGTAGAGAGCCTCAGCGAACTCCTCGAGTTGGACACGATGAGCAGCTTGCTCAGCGGCGATCTTCTCAGAAAGAAGCTTAGCGTTAGCGGCTTCCAGCTCAGCAAGGCGAGCTTCCAGTTCAGAAAACTGTTCCACTTCCTCGGTCTTCTCTTCGGCGTAGTTGCTGGTGGCTTGCTTCGCCGCGCTGCCTTTCTTGCCAACATACATGACGCGAACTTGAGGCTTCTTGACAGCTGCACCTGAACCAGGAGCGCCACCAGCAGGCTTCATCTCTTCGTCACGACCAGTCTCGCCTTCCTTGCCGGCTTTACCGACTTCCTTGCGGTCCTTGTCTTGCTCGCCATCAGCACCCTTATCACCACGGCCGTCGCCGTCGTCAGTGCCTTTCTTGTCACGACCATCACCAGAGTCAGTGCCCTTCTTGTCGCGATCATCATCTTCGCCCTTACCCACTTCGCCACGACCGGACTGGTCATTTTGAACTTCGCGGGTGGACTTCTTTTTGCCCTTCATGCCGTCGGGACCGTTCTTAGGAGCAGTCTCCTCGCCGTGCTCAGCTTCTTCTTCGTCGAAGCCAAGACCGCCAGCTTTGACTTGCTCTTCGCGGAGCTCGTCAGCAGAAGGAGCCTTCTTCTTTTTCTTTTCCTTGAACTCTTCTTCGGAAGCCTCGAAGATCTTCGACTTAGGAGTCTCTTTGACACCTACATCAGAGGAGTTCAGGTTGTCGGTACCACGCTTCTTCTTGTCACCCTTGTCATTAATGGGGTCAAAGGTGGGCTCTTGGAAGTCAGCTTGAGCAAACTCGAAACCAGCCTTGATGCCTGCCTCATAGGAAGGGGTGCTGTCTTCGGTCTCTTCGTACTCGATGTCCTGGCCAAGTTCGAGGGCTTCAGCGTAGGCCTTCACAGCCTGCTCAAAACCTTCCTTGTACTCGGCGATGTCCATGCCTTCGGGCACTTCGATCTCAGAGTAGTTCTTAGACTTCTTGCCGTCGCAGCCAGCATGGTCGGCATCGCCTTCCTTCATGGCTTCCTCTTTCGAGATGCCTTTGGCCTTAGCTTTCTTTTTGGCGGCGTTTTCTTTCAGAGCGTCTGGGAGGTCTTTGCCTTCCATCTCTTTGGATTCGACTTCGTCATCGTCGTCGTCCTCCTCTTCTGCGTCCTCGGCGCCTTGGTCGCCTGAGGCCACTTTCTTTTTCTTCATCTTGAGTTCCTCTTCAGCAAACTCAGCGCCTTGCTTGGCACCAGGTTGCTCGAGTTCCTCTTCGGTAGAAGCTTCGAGCTCCACCTTAGACTGTTCTTCTTTAGTCATTTCTGACTTTGCCTCAATGAGCTTTTCTTTCAAAGTTTCGAGTGGAGAAGTGTCCACTTTCAACGTGGGACCGAGTTCTTCGTCAAAGACCTGGTCAGGTGTGAGAGTCACAGCAAAGGAGTAGACTCCCTCTTCAGCGTCCTCTTCGGAGTAAGCAAATCCTTTCAGACCTTTAACGGCTGGAGGTTGCGCGCCGAGCATTGCTACATGGCGCAAAGACCATTTGCCAGGCTCAGGATTGATTTTGGACTCGGGCGAGTAGAAAGACGCAGAGACCTTTTTGTAAAGGCCATTCTTGACGTAGTCTTCCATCAACGGAGAGAACTCGACCTCAGCAACGAGGTCTTTGCCCTTCATTTTTACGTCCTTGACCCAGCCCCAAGAAGGGACTTTGTCATTGTCTTCGTGTCCGATGCGAATCGGAGCCTCATGGACGTCAGGTTCGTAAGACTCAGCGACCTGCTGGAGGTCGTTGGCGGTGAACTCGCGAGTCACGCCCTGAGCACTAGTTTGCACTCCTGGGCTGAAAATGTGGATGTCCTTAATCATGTTGGAGTGTAGTCCTCCTAGTGTTACTTTTACCCTTCGCCTAGGATTGAGGCGATGAGCTCATCGAGTTCCGCGTCCGGTAAATCTTCAGAAGTCCCTTGCGAAGCAGCTTCTTCTTGAGGCGCTGCTTGCCCAGCGTTAGCAGGAGCAGCACTCGCAGGATCTTGGCCTCCGGCCGGTCCACCTTCTTGAGGCGCTGGTTTATCCTCCACCTCAACGTCGAAGCGATCAGTGAGCCATTCTTCAGTCGGCGCATAACCGATGTCTTTGACCATCGTAGCGACTTCTGCCATAGTGAGCTGAACATCTTCTTTAGGATCAAAGTCACGGAAAATCTTCGGAGACGCAACGTTGGTACCGAAGTTCAAGTCAACCATCCAACGAATGAGGGAGTCATTCAGCTGGTGGGAGACCAGTTCAGAAAGGTCCTTTGCGCGAGACATCCTCACAGTCTGTGCAACCTCGGAAGAAGCGCGGGAACCGGCATCAGCCGAACCGGCTTCGTCCTCACCAGCAATAAGCACGGTGATGTTGCGAGCGAGGGATTCGCGGAGTTGTTGGAAGGTCTCGGGAGAACCGCCCGGATTAACGAACTCTAGCTCGAAGCCTTCTGGCAGGACCAATGCGGTCTCTTGGCTCAAGTTCGACAGGTGGTCGTAAAGCGTGTCGACTTCAGCAGCAGTTGCAGACAATGGAGCCTTAGCAACGGCAGTGGGGTTGGCAAAGCGGTCAGAATAAAGCAGTTGCGACTCGAGAGCGCGCCTCTTAAACTTGACCAAAGGATAGAGAACTCTGCCTAGTCCTGCACCATAAGGGTCGCCATTGTTTTGTGCCCAATAGCGGAACACGACCATTTTTCTAGCGGGAAGCTCGATTCCCATAAACGGCTTCTCTCTGGTGGCCATGCGCATGGTGAAGCCATAGTCAGCATCTTCCATCTCCTCGAAGCGGAAGCGACGTTGGTCACGGAAGCGGAAGTCGTAGGGAATAATGCCCGACTTTGTGCGTCTCCACATGACCTCACCAACGGTAAAGCCCACAATGTAAGCTTCGAGTAGGCCTCTGTAAATCTCATCCATTTGTAGCTGGACGAGCTTCTCTTCAACCCAGTCACGAACTGCAATATCTCCAGGCTTGTCACTTGAAGGCTCAAGCTTCCACGGACGAGCCGTGACTTCCTGAGTCATCTTGATCATCGCCGTCTGGACGGTTTCGTCAAAGATGAGGCGGTTGTAAATGTTAAAGGCTTCTGCGCCGCCTTTCTGGATAAGTAGCTCGTCGTTAGGACGAACTATTAATTCCGTGTCTGAACCCGTTCCTATGTAACCATTCAGGATGGAGCTTTCAAACGGGTTTTTTGCGTAGGCAGCTGCTTCACCCTTGGGAATAGCTGGTATCGCGAATCTTTTCGCCATTACATGTTCAAGGTGAGGGTGAGCGGAGGAACGGGCACGCCGTTCACTGAATACTTGAGTGTGACTTGGTAAAGTCCGGTGTCACCAGAAGAAACATTGCCGTCTACCACTAGATTAGACACTGAGGGGACCTGAGCCTCCACAGCTCGAGCCATTCGCGCATTGATAGCGTTAGGCTCAAGGGTTGAAAAAATCCTAGGGTCAAAACCGTAGTCTACTCTCATAACTCTTTCGCTTGGACGAGTCTCTAGAACGGACACGATCTGATCCTCGACGAGAGCGAGGTCTTCAGACAGTCCAAGACGACCATTCACTATTTGAAGCGGATAAGTTAGGCCTCTTTTTTGAGTCATTAGACTCTGTACCTTCTTCTGATTTCGGTGTTGACAAGACGAATGCCTCTTTCCCAGTCACGGGGTTTGTTTTCTGCCAACTCAGAACACATGTTGCGAAGAGCATCAAGTGGCATGGTGGAGATGGTAGTTGCGTCGAGTGTTTCAACGGAGGGGGAGAGAGTCTCCTCTCCCCTTGCCTCCAAAATAGCTTCGCAGTAGGGCCCCAAGTGGAGCCCCTTTGCGGAAGCCTCAGCTTTGAGCTGAGCATGTAAAGACTCGTCGATGTCTATTGATAAGCGTTTGTTCGCCATGAGTCCTTACTTGTGTTTAGCCATTCAGACCGAGGTTGGCCTTGGCGTCTGCGATTCCGCCGATGGACACACGCAAGAGATCGATTTCGATCCGCTCCAGTGTCGGAACGGGAACGACAAACGTTTGCACGTTCACCAAACCGTTCTCCAAGTTGGCGGGAGGGTTGTTGCGATCGTCCACAACCACGTCGAACGCTTCGGCAGCGGAGGCGCCAAAGAGTGCACCAGGCACGTAGAAGTTCGAGTAGAGGACGTTCGAAACCAGGGTCCGAATCTGGTTGAAGGTAACCGCACGACCGTCGATGATGTTGAAGATCTGACCGTCGAGAGCGTTGCGCAGAGTTCCGTAAATGACGTTCATGATAACACGAGTGTTCACGAACTTATACAGAGCTTGCTCAGCATTCGCAGGGTTGATGCGGGTACGAGCACCCCAGACGAAGACAGGACCGTAGGTGATGCCGGTGTCTGGATCGGTGTTGCTGTAGCCAGGCAGCTGACGAAGAGCGTTCAGACCATAGGGGTTCGAAACGTTCTGCATGCCGGTGGTGATTTCGACCTGAAGGCCGCGAGCACCAGCCAAAGCGTACTTGGCGCCTGCAGGTGGCAGACGGAAGCCAGCAATGTCGTCGCGGTAACGCTTCATGGCGAGACCAGTGACGAAGGAGGTTGGAGGCACGTAAACGCCAACGTCGTTGAGGACGTGTGGTGCGTAGTAAGCCAAGAAACCTTGGGTGGTCGAGTAGTTCTGTGACTCCTCGAACAGGCGGGAGTGGTTGTCCATTCCCTTCTCGACGACAACAGCCTGAGGAACGCCATTGTTGTTGACTCCGCGGAGTGCCTCACCAATGAGGTCGGCGGAAGTAACAGCGTCGAAGTTCCACAGTCCGTTGGGGACTTCCACTTGAGGCTCGACAAACTCGATCTCAGTGTAGGAACTGTAGAGGGTGATGCGCTCGTTGCCGATTTCCAGGCAACCATGGCCGTACACTTCGGTCAGAGCCGCGTTGGCTTGGTCGCCTTCGCTCAGAGGCACACAGTAGAAGTTGTTCTCACCAGCGAAGTCGCGAACTGGGCTCAGCGGGCGGGAGTCTTCGTCCTCAGTGTAGGTGTAGGTGTAGGGGTTGGAATCCAAAGAAACCAAGAAGCAACCACCTTCGGGGTTGTCAGAACCGGAATCAGCAGGGTCGATCTGAGTGCCAGCAACTGCATCAGCAGCAGTAGCAGCGAGGGCAAAAGTGTCAGCAGAAAGCTTGATGACAAAGTAAGCCGCGTCGTCGATCCAGCCAGAGGGCAAAGTTGCGCCAGTGGCTTCGTCGAGTTTTACCACTTGGCCGGTCAGATAACCGTGATCGGTCTGGGAGATAACACCACCAACCGGGACGACTTCCGAGGAAGCGATCTTGTACTCGTTCACGCCAACAGGTGCTTGAGAAGCAGAGAGGCGGAAGTCGGTGCTGATGTCGCTTTGGTAAGTGCCACCATAAGGGTTAGTTCCAGCGCCTTGGATGCCAACGCCGGCTTCGTCCTTCACATTGAAGACGGCCAAAGTTGCGTCCAACTGATACTTACGGCCGCGAGTCATGCGGACGATTCCAACATCGCTGAAAGTGCCACCATCGGGAGCAACGGTCACTGCTTGATAGAAGCGAACGGGGCTTGCGGTGTTGACGGGAACAGTCGGCAAGTCGATGAAGACTTCAGCAGCGAGGTTGCTGGCAGAAGGTGTCAGACGGAAGAAGTTGCGGTCTTCCTTGTGGACATAGTAGAGGGTCGCCTTGCTCTTGGTGGTGCCTTCGACCAAGGTCAAAGACGGGTTGGTGATGTCGTTGTCGAAGTAGATCTTCTCAGCAGTGCTCAGACCGTGGTCAGCACTAAAGAACATCGCATCGCCACCGGAAGTCACGACAGACTGAGCGGGGCCGCCACGAGGGTCGAAGACCGTCGAAGAGTTGGTACCCGTGTCACCAAGGGAAATAGCAGTGCCTGCGAAAGCGTCTGCTTGGGAACTAGCAAGCTGGATGGTGTTGGCGTCTACTTTGATAGCGTAAACACCCAGGCCAGAAGTGATTCCACTTGGAGCAGTTCCAGAAGGCAGCTCGGTCACATAAACCAAATCGCCAGTCGAATAGCCGTGGTCAGCTACGACAATAGAGCCATCAGCGATAGTTACCGCAGAAGAAGCGAAGTAGTTCAGAGTCGAACCACCGCGAATGATGGACTTGCTGGGGTTAGTCAGCTGACGAACGTTGAGACGGAAGTCGTACTCAGCGGTAGGCTTTTGAAGGGTTCCAGGGAAGTGCTTCGTGTTGAAGGCAGAACCTTCGTTGTTGTTCACTTCGATCAGGTCAGAAGTCTTGCCCTTGATGGTCACGTCGAAGCGCCATGCAGGACTGGTGTACCGAATGTCGAGCAGCCCGCCACCTTGAGGGGTGCCAGCAGTCACTACGTCGATAGGCTCGTTAGCCAGGGCGCGGGTGCGACTGGTTGCAAGCTTGATCTCCTTAGGGGAAAGGCTGATGTCTACATCAGCAGCGATAGCATAGAAGCCACCGATGAGGTCTTCAGAGATAACGCTAGTGTAGACGTCGCTGTAGGTAGGAGCCGTAACAGCGGGGTCGTTGATAAACGCGGAAACCTGAACCAACTCGCCAGACTTGATGTCTTCGGGCCATGCCTCAGTGAGGGTAATGACGTTGGTGCTAGTGTTGACGCCGGATTCTACACGACGGAAGCGGTCGTCCTTGAGCGCACGACGCTCGCCATCAACCAAGGCCGGGTTGGCGCTGGCAGCGGCACTGTCGGGGTCGTAGGCGGCTGGAGTAAACTTGAGGCTGTTAGTGTCGGTCCAACGATAGATGACGTTCTCGATGAGTTCGAGATCGCCGTTTTCGAAACCGTCAGCAGGATCGTGCTCGATGAAGTCCTTGTAGGTCTCGACGCTGGTCACGTAGTAGGGACCACAATCGATCATTGCCAACCATTTGTGGTTAGCATCAGAGCAGACTTCTTCCATGCTCTGGCCGAGGTTCACACGGTCAGACATGCCATAGATGGTGAACGCAGCAGGCGCACACATGTAACCCTGGCTGAGGCTAGGATCATCGAAGGCAGTGCGAACACACTGGATCCAGTCATACACAGACTGGTCGGACTCGGTGATGTTCTGGATGGTGTAAGCGGAAGCCGCAAACACGTACTGGTTACCGGTGATAACGGTGCTGTCGATGATTTCGACTTGGGAGTTGTACACTCGGCCTGTCAGATACAGGTAAGCACACTCGTCACAAGCAGGATCGCCAGAGCCAGTCTCACGGATGTAAGCGCCAGCAGAAATGTCTGCATCAGCTTGAATGGCAGCAACGACAGCGTCGCGCATTGCATTCGAGATGTTGAGGTTGTTGTCTACATCACCAGGAATGTAGTTCACAGGGATGATAACAGGAACGCCCAACCAAGCGCCTGAGGTGGAACGATCGCCGAGCTCAACGCCGTTGATCAGAACCTTGACGTACACCTTGTCGTCTTTCTGCAGAGCAGAAGGAGCGGTGACGCCGTCGTCTTTGTTAGCACCAGGATTGAAGCTAAGCTCCTGGATAACTGATGGGGTGCCGACGCGGGTCACGCGCAGGTCAGCAACAGTAGCCTGCTGGAAGAAAGCCTTCACAGCGTAGTAGGACTGAAGCTCGGGGCCACCGGTGGTGGGCAGAGTCCCGATGAGGTTCTCGTACTCGTTCAACGAGCCGATGGCAACAGGACGGTTATAAGGGAAGACGGTCACAGAGGACTCGTCGGGTGCGTCTACGAGCATGTAGACGGTATTGAAACTGGCAGTGCCAGATGTAGAGGCAATGGCTCCTTCGTAAACGTAAGAACCCGGAGCGCCTCCACGACCAGAAATAATGGCCATGTTTGGATTTAACTCCTTCTTTTTACATTGACAAGACTGGTGGCTTCAGTTGTTCCACCCGTGGTCGCTTCCTCTAGTTTTCGAGGACGCGGCTTATCAACCACGTTATTTCCGTTTCACAAGCCGTGGTTTCGGCGTTTAATGCTTAGCCCCTTTGAGAGTCGGAACTCGCTTGTGGCGAGTCAAGGCTAAAGCCGTTGGTCCGGTCGGGACTTAGCAAGGATAAGGCGGTGTATTGGCCAAGTCGCTCTGAATATCCTTCGAATGAAGCCCAAGGGAAGATGCCTGGAGCTTGGTCAGCCTTTTTAATTGCTGAAGAGCGCCGCAGGTCGAGGTTAATGTCAACTTGCTTTAACGTACCTGGATTGTTACCTTGCCTCGGGGTACTCTTACCCTCTGCAACTACACCACTTACAGGAATTTGCACACTAGGTGCAGGCTCGTATCGGATGTCAAAGGAGGGGTTTAGCTCGAGGAGATAGCGCCATTGGCCAGACTCCCTATAAAAGTCAAAAGCAACGCTTCTCCAAGTGTCGCGTTCAGACCAAACTTTCTTCTTTCCAGCGCTCATGAGTAAGTCACTCGTCCCTTAAAAATGTGCTTAGCAATTTCTTTTTCCATGTCAGGAATAAGCGAAGGGCCAATGCCGAGCCATCTTCTTTGGGGCATTTTGCTCGTTCCGGACATATGAAACCCGCCATAGTTTACGCGTGTTTTGGCTGTAAACAGCATTGTCCCAGGCGCAGAAAACCTAGTAGAGTCCTGCATCATTCCACTTTTACGAAGAAGCGGCCAACCTCCTGTTGGCTGCTTGCGTGGGGCCCATCTACTGCCGGTAACCGGGTCAGTTTCAGCGCTCCAGTTTTGCTTGTTATAGTCCTCGACAAGCTTAGTGAGGTTAGACTTAGAGGATTTCCACCAGTCTTGGTTGACTTTTGGTACTGTAAGCCTAAACTTAATCATCGCTTCCTAGAGGACTTTTTCATTTCGCGCTCTTGCTTTTCGTTAAACTGACTTTGGATGCGCATCATCAGCAAAACCTTAGACATGGGTTGCTGCTCGATCCACTCGATAGACTCATCCCATCTTTGCTTACACAAGTGGAAAGCCATCTCTAGCCATTTATCCACCTTCATTATTCGCTCTTCAATGAGCTCCTTCGTCATCCATTTAACCAAAGGGCCAATAGAAGATGCCGGAATAAGGTTAAGCACGGCCTCATCCTCATCGCATAGAAGAGCTATTATCAGCAGAGTCTGTGCGGTTGGTGATAAGTCGGGGAAGTCGTTTTCTACTACAGAGAACCAGTAAAAGTCCTTTGGACAAACTTCTCTCATCGTCACGGTAAAGCGTTTGTCTACCGTGACCTCATAGCGAAAGTCGTCTCTCGTCAGGACTTTTATTCGTTTGGGAACTCGTCCTCGTCATCGTCACCAGCATCACCTGCTTGAGACAAGAGAGCCGTAATGACTTTGATGTCTCTCATCTTCAGCTTTTGAAGGTCCTCATACGTGATTCGTCCTTCGCCAACGGAAATGCGGGAGGCCAACTTCAAAGAGCGCTCCATTTCTCCGAGGTTTCCAAGGGCTTTCTCAAGATAGAGAAGGTCTCCAGCTGTAATCTCGCGGAATGCGACTAGCCGGCCGTTAGACAAAGTGTTGGAAAAAATCTCAGTGTCTGTGTCTTCTACAACCACAGCAGGAGTAGTTGAAGCAGAGCGACGGAGAACGCGAGGTGTGGATTTGGTTTCTTCAGGCATGATAGTGAATTGGAGTGTGTTGCTTAGTCAATTTTTACCCAAGCTTAGTTTACATTTACTTTGACTGACTCATGAGGCTCATAATTCTCAATCGAGAAATGCTCAAGACGAAGCTCTTCCAAAGGCTTCTCAGCTTCGTGGTTCCATTCTTCCGAAATGATGAGCTTACATTCCCTACGAGTTTCGCGAGTAATGAGCTCGTTGGCAAGATCATAGCAGTTTTCGTAGATGTGTGAGTTTGCTGAAGGCATGAAGACGCGACCAGGTTCGAAGCCGGTCGCGCGAGCAATGACTTCAGTGATGATGGCGTAACGAGCGATGTCAAGAGGGAAACCCACAACCATGTCATTCGACCGAGCGGGGACCATCATGTCAAGTGTTCCGTCTGGACGAGGCATGAACTGCATCGCAAGATGGCACGGAGGACAACCTGGGTTGATCGCGGTCGGGTTGGATGTAATGACAGTACCGTGACGTGTGTTCGGTGTGTCTCGCAGCTTCTGGATGACCATCTGGAGCTGATCTACCTCAACGTTGGTGAGGTGTTCATTAGGCACGGCGGCTTCCGGGATGGAGGGAGGCCACATGCGCCATTGACGATTGTAGGCAGAAGCACCAAGTTCACCGTTCTCGTCAGCAAGGAAGTCCCAAAAGTGCTTTGCGGGACCAAGAGCCTCAACGTTTTGCGTGAAACCAATGTCGAAGAGCATCTCACGAAAGAGGTTCTTCTGAGGCATTTTGCGCAGCCGAGTCAGCGGGAAACCGTACTTCAGGTCAACCGTAATGGAAGAGCCAAAGGTGGACTTGGTTTCGCCATTGCGACCTACAAAGGTGTCGCCAAACTCCATTATCTCCTTGAGATAGCGAGCATAGAGCGAGTCCCAAAGACCAACGATGGTTTTGCCGTTGACGTAAAGGTTGTGCATTCTTAAAAGCCTCTGTAAAGTTGGTTGTAGAGCCGTTCGTATTGTAGCTCAAAGTCACTGTCAGTGAACCACCTAGGCATCTTGAACATCAAGGCCTGGGCTTCTCTGAGCACTTCCTGACCGCGAGCTCTACGCCGTTGGTTGTGCATGTTTTCAGCAAGGCGTAGGCTCTTCCACGCCTCTTCCCATTGGAACTCTTCTTCAGGGGTGAGCTCCCTGAGGTAGCCGTAAGGTAAGTCGGTCATGTGCCTGCATTTTGAAGGGCGATTGAGCACTTAGCAATAGCATCACTACCTTTAGCTGAGTCAGTAAGAACAACATTTGGGAACATGGTGACATCCTCATAGAAGTTCAAAAGTTCTTGCGTGTAGTGCTTATGCTCAGCCATGCGTGCGACATACTCATCACGAATGTACCAGTCAGCGACATCGGGGAAATCTTCACGTAACTCCTCGATGTGAAGAGGAGCGGACCAGTGCCACGGGCGGAGCTGGGCCAAATGGCAAACACCACCAACCTCGTCATTCAGCCAAATCTCGAAGTCAAGTAGGTCTTCGAAGTGACCAGCATTCCGACGGCGATGTTGCTCGAGAATGTAGGAGCATGGCCACGCTCGGTCAAAGATCGCAACTGTCTTACCGGATTCCTTCCATTTTGCAATGTCTTCGCGATAAAAGTCGAAGATGTTACGTTGATTGTTAGGAGGAGCGCCGTGGTGCATCACGAATGCGTCACCGTCGAGGCATTCCGACATTCGGCTGATGAGAGTAGACTTACCGACACGGTCGGGACCGGAAACGACAATGAGCATTTTGTTTGTGCGATGGTACAAGTTTATTATGTCAGATGAAAGGTGAAGTGTTCAACGAGCGCGAACGAAACCCTTCAAGTCACTCTCGTCGAAGTACTCGAGGTTGATAAGTACGTCGACAGACGACATCATGGTGCGACCTTTCTTGTCGATGAAGTCGACCTTTACATACTCAGGGCGGCTGCGATAGTGAATGTAAGAAAGATCGAAGTTGGTTGCGCGTTTCTTGCTCATTGGTTGTTCTCCTTGAGTTTTTGGATGAAGTTAAGAGTGCAGATGGAGCCTTTGTAGTTAGGGAAATGTCGATTGATGAGAATGGGAAGAGCAAGAGTGGTCGGATAACCGCCTGGAATGTGGACGTAAACCGTGTTGCTTTCTTCGTCGACGTAATGGTCCCAGGGGAAAGGTGCGATGCTCATCTGAGGGGAAGGGATAGTTGGAGTGGTTCGAAGTGAGGCTTGGAACGGACCTTCTCAAGCAGTAGGCGCTTGAGGGTATCGGGCTCCGTGTTGGCTGCTACTGCAGCTTTGATGAGGTTAGAACGGCCATGGTAGAGCATGTCTACCGCTTGGCTGATGGTAATAGGGCTGCTCATAGGAATCCGCGAGCAATGAGTTTGGCGCGCTTGGCAAGCTTTTCAACCCAACCAAGCTCAGCCATTTTAGCCATGGAGAACTCTTTGCCATCCGGCTCCTTCTTGCCTTGAGGGTTGGAAGGAGTCACTGTGCATTCGTTAGGAGACTTACGAAGACGGTCATCGATTGCGACGCCAGAGAAGAATGCTCGGGAGAGTGGGACGTCAGCCATTCCGCAAGCGGACTGGAAGCGGGCCCAAGAGTAGAGATGGGCCATTTGGAAGGTGACTGCGAACTGCTCAGCGAACTTTTCGGGGACCATGAACCATGTTTCATCATGAATGGAGAGAATGAACTGAGCCGGAATCTTGAACTTGCGAGCTAGCCAGTGGGAGCTGACAAGAAGGACTGCCAGCATTTCAGCGCCGGATGACTGGATAGTCCAGTTAATCCTTCCTGTATGGAAATCATTTCCGACAGCAGTGGGCCGTAGTGCCGTAGATATTTTGGTTCCAAGACAGGGAAGGGTGGGCACTCGGGTTCTAAGAGCGATCTGTTCCATGTAGTTGTAGCAACCGCTATCGGACCCACCTTCATAGAAGCCGTCTGGGTTTTTGCGGCCTTTCTTGAAACCAAGAGCTCGTGTAGCGTAGGACCGAAGCTCTGAGGGTGAGCGGTCTTTCTGGGACTTTTTGATGGTGTTGCCAATAGTACGAACACCAGCGCCATAGAGCATAGCAAAGCCAACGCCCTTGGCCGTGTCGCGGTCGATGTCAACTGCCTTTGCCAATGCGGTGTGTGCATCAGTTCCTTTCTCCTTTGAACCCGATAGGATAGTGTGTGCCATCGGTGAGGCACCGACGAAGCCGCCTTCCCATGCATCAGCATAGATGGAAGCGATTTGAAGCTCTTGACCGTCGAAGTCAGCACCAACGATTTTCCAACCAGGAGGACACTGAACGCGAGTCTTGAGCTCGGTGCCGATGCGCCACTTTTTAGTGGAACACATCGTAACCATGAGAGACTCGACCGTTCGGCGAGTCACCGTGCCGTGAGCGATGATCTCAGGCATGGAGACGTTCCAGCCATCGGACTCGACGAAGATGCGATCCATCACGCGCTTACGAACCGAAGTCCAGTATGATGTCGCGTTCGCGATCTCGAGAGCACGAGCTGCTTCGGGAAGCTTGGACGACAAACGACCGGCTTCGAGATCAGGCACAAAGTCCTTCGAAAGCAGAATGCCGACGTTGTCGTTACTACCTTTTGGATGGGGGATCTTTTTGCGCTTTCCATTCTCGTCGATGTAGCCGTAGCCAGA